TTCAGAAGGAGCCGAGCCGGTTAAAGCAACAGTCTCAGAAGTAGCAACAGCTGTCATCGAAGATTGTGTGATTATAACGCAACGATCGGGTCTACTGATCACTCAGCGCCAAAGAATTGTAGACAGAAACGAAGTCCATTTGATAACTGATCATCGGTGCCAAACTAATATGTTCCAAAGGTGTAGCTGATGCGACCACAGCTTCAAGTTTTGGATTGTTTGACAAAGAATAGTCGAAATCGTCATGAACCTCGCCATCCAGGCGGAGTAAAGACCAGTCGGGTTTGCGTTTAATACCATGCTTCCGCAAGTTGAAAAATATGTCCGTCATACAACGATGAGCTTCCAGCTCTTCCTCGTCCAAATCCTCCATAATACGATCTCTGTTTTTGTAGTTTTGGAGCCAAAGGTGAAAATAGCCGTCAACGGCATCTTCACCTTGGCCACAAGCAAGTTTCACTAGGAAACGCTTGAGTAGTATGATAGGGTCCTTGTACAATCGTCCGTTCTTAACAATAAAGGAACAAAACTCGCCACGTGTAGAATTGAAAATCTTGTAAGTGCAAGGGTCAACGTCTGCGAACTGCAGGTATTCGGGGGTGATTGTGCGATGAATTTTCATCAAAGCATCATCACCACCATTCGCCATTGGTTCGCCCGGCTGCATGCCGCAACGTAAAGTTTGTAACCCAGTGCCAGAACAAGTGTTTATAATATAAGTCCAAATTTCGCCGGAGTTGGTCAAAATCTCCAGGATCTTGTCACGTGAACTCTTCGAGAGTTTGTCGGTTCTAAAAGATTGAATGAACTCCTCAGGTAAATTGAACTTCCTAAAGAGATGCATCATGAAATGAACAGCCCAACCTTGAGTAGATTGATCTTGTGCTGTCAAATCGCACATCTGGAACTCAGTTCCAGGTGGAAAATGCCGGTTCACCCAAGAGTCAAAATCTTCAGGGGTGGCCTTAGCGTGGAAATGCCAATAATCAGGTTTGTTTTTGAGAATTTGTTCCAACATATAAATGCCAAACGGGCCGTGTTCGAAAAGATAAGCATCGTTATGAATCATGATAGTCTGCAAAGGTTTCGCGGGTTTAAATTCGCGATCTTTGAGTTTGATCTGAGTTTTCGCAGTTATAAGCAAGCCAGGATCAGGCTCTGATCTGTTGAGCCTAGCTCTTTGAATGCTTTTTGGTGCTTCCGCTCTTCGTTCTTGAAACGCAACAACACTTCTTTCAAACAAATTGTCGTCCCATGGGAAAT